GTTGATAGTTACGACCCTTGTCATTGACGGTTTATCCCATTCGGATATACCTAGACAACCTTTGCTTTAATGTCATCCTTGTGGATGGCACCTCAGCATACGGCAACTCATGATGATTTGGATCATCACAGAGAGCCATAGGTATGTCCTTAAGGCTTTCCAGGAAATACTCGTAATGCTTACGAGCAAACCCGGACTTAAGGAATACAGACTTAACCTTCTCGTCGAAGGTTTGTACTTCCTTTTTCACAAATGTCTTATCGACACAGTGAATTAGGTCGGCGGTAAATACACCATAGTCAGCTAATAGTTGACTATTGGCATGTTTACTTAGACCCGTTAGGGAGTCCAAAACCCTCTCTTCGAAGCATAAATCCAAACCAGCCTTAACCATCACCTCCAGGTTTGATCCCGGATATGACCAGTTAAGACCGTAAGGATGTACAAAGTCTGGAATGTGTGCAAATACATCCAGAATTTGATTTTGCTTCTTAGAAAGAAGGAGCCTGATCCTCGGTCCTATGAGCCTAGCAAGATCAAGGAAATTATCGTCGGATATAGCTCTCCACTTTAATTGTGGAAAGATTCTATCCTTCGTAATAACCTTCCCAGCGAACTCAGCAAGTTCACTGGAAACTAAGGTCTTGTCAGTAGCATAGGGGCAACCAGCTTGCTTTAGGAATGATATATAATCATTGTACAATTTCTTGTCCAAGATTACAACATCATCGCCTAAAACAAAGAATTCATGATTATACTTCCTACCAAGCAAAGTAAGAAGTACCAGACCATGAGTTAGAGTGAAAGTAAAGAAAGAAGGGTTGAAGCCAAGAGGCTGACCTTTCTTCCAAACAATCATTCCCAAATCAGAACGCCAGGTACTACGAGAAACATCTCGGAATAGCTGAACGTAAGGATTTGTCTTTCCATAAATTGCTTCCAAAGCAATTTGTTGGATTTCATATGGGAACATATCAGTAGCTGAAGATAAGTCCACAGAGTGGACTTCTCGACAGTTCTTCAAATGATCCTGTATGAACGGGTATGCCTTGCCTTGATCGTGGGTACAATCCCATTCAAGACTAGCCACAAGTTGACCTAAATCATCCTTAAGTGGTTGTGATGCCACCTGAAAGATGCGATAGGGTGAAGCAATGCTTCTCAACTTGTAACCAGGTTCCTGAAGGAAATGAACCTCACCGCCCACCATGGGACCATATCGGATTTCATTGACATGAACGGTTTCACAAAAACCGAAAATATCAATACCCTTAAAAACATGACTATAAATGTCATGCCATAAGGTTCTGACATGGGACCACATCGCATGGTTATCCAAGAGTTTCAACTCATGGAGTAACTTTTGAGATTGTGGAACGGATCCTGAATCAATTGTTGGAGCTCGCTTTTGA